ATCGTGCATTGGCATTATAAGACACAGAAATACTGCGGAGGACTATTCAATGCGTATCCAGATAATCAAATTCCCTTCGAGGATGCAAAGCTGGCATACGATGACGATCAATACTACGGTTATGGTTTCATGGAGATGTTGGAGTCATACCAGAGAGAAATATCCACAGTTCATAATCAACGAATCGACAATAGGAATCTCGCCAACACGGGAGCAATGCGTGTCGCCCCCAACTCTAAGCTGGCTACCATTCTCCAGTTTTATCCGGGTGTAACTATCCCGGCAGAAGAAGGAGAGATTGAAGCATTAATGCTCGGTAACACATCAGCACCCATTACGACAGATGACGAGGAACTTACACTCCGACTCGTAGCTGCACGAAGCGGTGTTGATCCAGCAGCGGGTGGAACAGGAGGAGGAATCGTTAATGCAAAACGAGGCATATACAGTGCGCAGGGCACTGCCATTGCTATGCAGTCAATTAACAATAGAAACAGTCTCCGCACTAACGACATGCGGAGTTCCCATGTTAGACTTGCCACCAAGATACTCAAGCAATATGCGTACTTCGGAGTTGATGGACAAATGCTCCGCAAGTATGGTGAGGACTCAACTATACTTACAGCGGCCTTGCAGTCTTACAAAGATGGAAAACTGGGATTGCTTATTAAAGCAGCGACCGCCTCAAATAATAGGGAGTTGGAGAAGCAGAACGATATACTAATGATGTCTACGCTGGCTAATGCACAGCAGCAGGATATGCAAATGATGCAGGCGCTTGGCGTACCGAATATGCCACCGGAAATGAAAGACTACATCATAAGCTGCATATCCGCTAAAAATGCGCTGCTCCGTAGACTATTCCGCAGCTTCAATCACGACGACGTTGATAGACTAGCGCCGTTGCCAGACTTTATTAAGCAGTACAGGGAGAGTCAGAATGCCCAATTACAACAACCCGCTCAATCCGCCCAAGGAGCTGGCGGACTTAATGAACCTGAGCAACCTAGCGGAGCTGGAAGCAACTTACAGTTCGGCGGGGGGAATCAAACTGGTAGCTTACCTCAAGTATCGGGTGGAGTTTCTGTCCAAGGAACTGTACAATAGGCCAGCGAAGCTCTCCAACGAGGAGAAGATAGAGTATATCTCGATGATTAATGCGTATATTGATGTGATGGAGCTTCCAGCAACTTGTAGGGATGTGCTAAAGCGTAAAGAGTCGGAGATAGAAATGCTAAAGCGCCGTGGCGCTGAGTCAGGAGGAGTAAAGTATGACATGGTTCGACAGAAATAACGTTAATAATGAGCCGGGGGGCGAGCCAGCAGCGCCTAAGCCCGTTATTCTAACCGATGAGCACTATGAGCGCATCGCTACTGATGTAGCTACGCGGCTTCAAGCAAGTCAGAATGAAGGTATTTCAGCCGCATTAGCAGAGAATCCCATTCTAAAACGCCTAAACGAAAGCATGGAAGCAGCGGAGCAGGCTAGAAAACAGCGTCAGCAGCAATCAGTGGATCAAAATAGATCAGCCGAACAGTCACAATTCGAGGAGGCGTACAATGAACTTGAACCCCAAACAAGACAAGTCATTGATACTAGATTCTCGCAGCTTAATGACCGTTCGCTGCGTGTTGAAGCGCGAGAAGTGCGTCGTTCTGTATTCGAGGATGCGGAGAACTTTCCCTATTATACTGGGGAACTCAAGAAAAAAGTAGATGAGATGCTAGATGCAGAGCCGGTGAACTCACAAGTTAACCCGAATGTAGTAAGGAATGCGTATAAAGTGGTACTGGCAGATCATATTACGGAGCTACAGCAGAACAAGCTGCGCTCCCGGCTTTCAGGGGCCACTGGAAGTAGCACAGGCGCCAGCCTAGGCGCTCCAGACCCTAATGCACTCCCCGAACTTAGCACTGATGAGAAGAATTGGGCTGAGAAAATGGGGATTGATGCTAAGGAATGGGCAAAATCTAAGAAGGAAATGATAGAAAGCGGGGAGATCGCAGGTGTCTGAGCATAATGTAACGCCGAAGCCCGATATTGCAACGCCGGAAGCTCAAGCTACACTGAAAGAAGTAGCGGGAAAAGAGCTAACAGATGAGCAGGCGTCTGAAATGATTAACAAAATGAGCGGAACTCAGCTCATGGAACTAGCGCAGCGGATCGAACAAGTAAAACAGGAGCATAATGCAAAGCAGGCGCAGCAGCAGAAGCCCCGATATTACACTGCGAGTGAATTTAGCAATCTGAAGGAGACGGATGTATACAATTTTGACATCCCCATTCGCACAATTGAGAATGAAATACCTGATTTCCTCGATATTCACCTTCTGGATAGCAATTATGTTCCTCGTTGGATTAATAAAGACCCGCGAAGACTCGGACAGGCGATAGCAGAAGGGTGGACCTACATTACACATGATGATTTATCAGAGCCGCTGAAAATTAAGCTAGACTCCGCCGATGGCCACTATGTCTACGCCGATGTTGTAGCAATGAAGCTCACAAAAGAGAAAGTCTACGGGCGCATTCGAGCCAACTTCCTAAAGTCCCTCGCAGTTACAAAGAGCACGCTCGCACTACATGAGCACATGAAGAATCTTATCAAGACCGAACTAAGTAGTGGGCCAGAAGGAGATACATTTCAAAAGTATACCCAGACTGGTGCAGTTGGTGTATACTCGCCTCTCGCGGGGGCTTAATGCTTTCGCTGAAACTCCGCGCTGACTTAACAAATTAACCACGGAAGGAAAAGGAAATGGCGGTTAATATTACAAACCACGATCCAATGTTCCCCATCAAAACGGTATCTGGCAATACCGAATTGACTAAGGGTGATCTTGGAGAACTCGCGGCTCAGACATTTAAGCGCGGAATCCCTGTACAAGTAACGGCTGCTGGATTTGTCCAACAGTGGGATGGAACCACTATTGCAAAAGGCATTGCAGGAGTAGGATTGCAGATTGGCCAGAATCTGCCTTCCAATGGATATGGAGCGCCCGCTCTAGGATTTGGCCAGGTTACTGGTACTAAGGCCATCCAAACATGGGGCAGCGTCCAGTTCCAGCCGGGTGCCGTTAATATCTCCCAAGGCACTCCTGCATCTGACGGGCGTACACTATTTGCAGTTGCTAATCTTGACACAATCTTCCGTGCTCAAGTTGACAACACTTCTGGTACGACCGCTTCTACTTATACGCCGACTTCAAACAATATGGTCGGCAACCAGTTTGGAATCACCTTCGATGCTAGTGGGCAGGCGTTCGTAGACATTAGCAAGAGTACAGTAGGAACGAATACTGTATTCGAGGTTCTAGAGTATGACCAGATCGACGGTAATCAAGTAAACGGTCACGTACTCGGGCGTTTCACTCAAACGGCTGCACAGTTGTCACAGTAATAAAATCTTTCTGGAATGAGGAAATGCAATGTCACAAGTACGTGGAATGTTTGCACAACTCATGGCGCCCGGTTTGAAAAAAGTTTTTACAGACTGGCAGCAGCATGAGATGAGGGCGGAAGAATATCCTACCGTATTTAACGTTGATAGTTCATCGAGACAGTATGAACAGGCGTTAGAGATGGCAGGAATTGGCCCGCTCTATGAGAAGCCGGAGAATACACCGACTGCGTATACTAATATGATTCAGGGCGGAAGCTATCGCTTCTTTCATCTGACATATTCCCTAGGACTCCGCACTTCTAAGGAACTCTGGGATGATGAACAGTACGGACTTATTAAGCAGGGGCCGCGAGTACTCGCAAGAAGCTCCCGCTTTACCCGCGAGGTTGTTGCATGGAGTATCTTTAATCAGGGATTCTCCACTAATGTAACAACCTTCGACGGGAATCCGCTGTTCTACAATCAGCACACGCTACTTGGTGGTGCTGCGGCGACTACGCTAGGGCCGGGAGTCGCTAATGTAATCAGCGCGGCTGGTACATATCCCAACCGTCCTGCAACAGATATTGATCTTAGTGTAGCGGGGCTACAACTAGCTATCAACCAGTCGAATAGGATGATTGATAATCTAGGCTTCCCCATTACAGTTAAGTTCAAGCACATTCTAATCCCGCCTGAGCTTATCTTCATTGGCCGCGAAATACTGGGAAGCCCCGGTAAGCCATACACGTCTGACAATGAAATCAACGCCTTGCTAGCTGAAGGGCTTACTATTATGCAGGGGCACTATCTTACAAGTGCTTCTACATGGTATGTTCTGGCCGACAAGCGTGAAACCGCACTGACCTTCTACAACAGAGAGCGCGAGAATACGAAGTTCGATGATGACTTCGATACGGACGCCGTGAAACAGAAGACTCGGATGCGTATTAGCTGCGGTTGCCCACAGTGGCAGGGCGTTTGGGCTACGCAGGGGCCGTAGTAACGCATTGCGGCGAACTGCGCTTAGGGGGCGATTTAGCGTGAGGATCGCCCCCTCTCTACCACCACTGATGTATTAACCGGCGAGGATCATTCAAATGGTAGAACATAAGACTTTGTACCAGAATGTAACAGCGGCGGATTTTGATAATCTACAGAGTGATCTTACCGCCGAGCACTTTCAAGTAACTCCAACTAGCGTGGATTCATTCACTGCTATTATGGGCGGGGGGCTTCTATTTATCAAAGGACTTTATCATAGAAATCAGCAGACTCTGGAGTTAGATTCTGCTGGCAGTGACTGGTTCTATGTGGATCTTCATCATCCTGGGTTAGAGAAGAAGTTTCTTGAAAAGAACCTTAACAGAGTTGCGAAGAAAGATAACGTCTCTGGGGATGTGCAGCCGAAACCTGTAGAAACTCCAGTGGATAGAAAGACTGGACTCGTTGATACTGCAAAGCTGCAAGCAGAAACTGAGGCTGCGCAGGAAAAATTACAGAAGGAGAATGATAAAAGCCCGATGGCTCCTTTATCCACGAAAGAACATGAGGATACTAAATCTGTTACAGTTGCCCCTGAAACTGTAACGGGTAAAGTTGTAGAGGATAAGCCGAAGCTGGAGGCGGCGCATAAAACACCGCCTGCTCCTCCAGTAGCACCGCCTAAGAAATGAAGAGAATCGAGGTGTAGTCGCTGCTAATGTGATGGCTGCTCCGCCTGTTGCAAAACGCACTCTCACTACATCATCGAGTGTCGCAGTACTTTTCGAGAGTAACCCTTGCCGGGAGTTAATCTCTCGTAACTGCGACTAAGTGGGGGAGTGAGTATCTGACTCCTTGCTCCCCCGCTAAATTAGGAGGCTGTAATGGATGGAGTCCGCACATTCTTACAAGGCCCTTGGCACTATTGTGGGCGCTGCGAAGATAAGACTAAGATCGCAGAAATGATGTGGCAGAATGGAGTACTCCTTTGCCCTACTTGTGTAGATCACTTTATGGCTACACAGGGAGTCCGGGAGAGAATAATCGCTGAAGTATTATCGGATGGTAAGGTAGAATTCATGCCTGATCCTAAGCTTACCAATCCTACTACGAGCATTGACGAGGAAGTAGAAGATCCGAATGTTGGTGATATCTAATCCTAGCAACCGTGGCCAAGCACATGATAACTTGGTGGAGGATTTATGCAAACAGCAGGTGTTTATTCTCAGGACTCTCCATTTACTGATGGCCAGTTTTATCTAGGAGCCACTTACTTCACAACTACTGTCGGAACGACTGCCGCCGCTGCATTCGTATCTATCACTGGTACTGGCGGGACTGCTAGTATTCTAGGAGTAGCCTCCAGTTCTACCGGTGCTAGTACTCGGGAATCCACCTTAACAGACGGAATAATTCTTCGTACTGGCATGTACGCTCCTAGTACTCCGCAGACTCTTAGCAGTCAAGCCTTTGGTACAGCAGCACTCCTCCCCGGACCACAAGCCGCCGTTCCCGGTACTTCTGGCCCTAGTGGTTTTGGCGTCAATGCACAAATTCCTCCTGTTCTTAAAGCTAACCTCCCTACACTAACAGGCAGCGTCTCTGGTGCTAGGCCCAAGGGTGTGCAGATTAACTGGGTGGATATTCTATTCACCGCTACAGGCACAGTAGCTTCCGCCTCCGTCACCCTAAAGCGCCTAGTAGCCGCGCCCGGCGTAGCTGCAATTCCTACCGTAATAGTGGACATGAACGCTGTTGCATCGGTAGGCTCCCTCGCTACTACTACAGCTAATCAAATATCGCGGGTGCGTTCTACTAATCCTGCTCCTGTTATGATGACAGGAGACACTACTCTCATTGATCTAGCTTACAGCTATAACATCGCCGCGGGCGTAGTAACCAGTCTTGGTCTAGTTCTAGGTTGCTCCTATAACTATAACTAATTCGAGGGGGTAAAATGCCGAACTCATTTAATGGACACCAAGCTATTATCGTCACGGCGACTGTAGCTCCTATCATTACCTCGAATATCAAGATTAGAGATGGTGAATGGACTGGTATGGCCGCCGCAGCTACGCTAACAATCACCGACTTGTTAGGTAGAGCCTTTAACTTTACAGCATATCAAGCCGCTTATCCTATCTCAGTCGGACCTATAGGATGGCTCACTGGATTAGCTGTACCCACTATTACTAGTGGAGAACTAAAACTATACCTCGATACTAGATAATCCGGGGGGCGTACTGTGGGACGCTTTATTGATGATGGCGAAGGCCATTTCAGAATAGAGTACCGGGCGCCACTCGGCGGAGTTGATACATCTGCACCTGACCAGTTTATTGAGGGTAATAAACTGGCCAGTTCGTTTGATGTAACAATTCGTAACAATACTTATGCGCCTACTGCTCCGCTTCCCGTCCCTTGGACTGGGGCGGCGAGTTTTCCTCTTAATGGGGATTTTATAGGCTTCGGAGAATTACCCTTCATAGGCAGTAGTGGTTTTGGGCAGTATAATGCAGCAGGATACTTCTTCATTACCGCTAACTACAGCGGTGGCAACGCCATATTAACAGCGTGGCAGGCGGGTGATTTAATAGGCTCCGTGCCTTTTAACATTGGCTCCGTTACACTACCATGCGCTGGTCAGCTAGGACGCCTGACCTTTATTGACATTAACCAGACTGTGTACTTGAGTGCACCGGGACTTACTGGCATTTGCCAGATTAGAATAACTGCCACTACTCCTACCTACGCCTTTGCAATGACACTCCTGACTAATCAGTTGGGCTGCTCCTTCCTACGTGAAATGTCCGGAAGACTTCTAGCCCTTAATGTATGGCAAGTAGTGACTGCTGTAGTTACAAACTACCCTTATCAAGTAGCGTGGAGTGCAGACTCGCAGCAGTATGGAGTATGGAATGTTTTAGATGGCAGCGGCAATCCAACGGGGGCGGGCTTTAATAACATTCCAGACTGCGAAGATGTAATCACCGGCGCACAATTTATCGGACCCACGGCCTATGTTTACCGCCAAGAGGGTATTACAGAAATTACTGGATTAAACTCCGGTATTCAGCCTTTCAACTTTAATCATCTGTGGGCATCTTACAAGGGCATTGGCACGGTCTACTCTAACTCAGTCGATCAATATGGGGCGGAAGGCGCATTCGTAAGCGATACTGATATTTATACGATGGGTGTCGGAGGAATGCAGCCTATATCTGGCACTGCTAAAGCAGCAATTTACAATACACTGATATTCTCAGGCTACAATATCTATGGCTTAATGTGCCCTGTTAACTATCAG